TTCTCCGCCACCTGCGGGCTCTTCGGCTGGAGCTTCTCCGCCACCAACTTCGCCGGCTGGTATTTCTTCTGGTCCGCCACCAAGGTCTGCTTCTAACTCAGCGCCGAGATCTCCGCCACCAAGTTCACCTCCGAGAGCGCCACCGCCGCCTGTTGCGGCAGCTTCAGCAACAACTTGAAGCGCAGCATCGTGCTTGCGGTCGTAGTACATTTCTCTTTGGTTTCTGATGAACTCTTCGTGGTTCATACCAAAGATGTTCTCTGAAACCCAGCGGCGTGAGAAGTAGCCTTCTGTTGCTGAACCAGCGATGTCGAACTTTGCTTTCCAGTGCTCGATCTCTTGAAGTTCCGCGATCTTGGATGGGTTATTGAGAGATAACGAGAAAGACAGCAAGTCATCGCCGCGGAAACCAAGAGTATAAAGGTGGATAATACCGACCTTTTCAAGTTCTGAAATAACAACTCTTTGAAGTCTTTGGATTGTTCTTGCGAAACGAATGTCCTTTTGTGCGAGTGTGGTCTTGTCTTCTGTTGCGCCTTCGCCCATCGTGAGATACGACTGGGGAATTTTTAGCGCGGAAAATAACTTGTCGCGGAGATACTTCACATCATCAATCGCTGTGATGTTTTGCGCACCTGCAAGTGTTTGGATATCGGTTGCAGAGCCAGCGCGAATAGGAATGAAGTAGTCTTCCTCGATGGACATCGGGTTGTAGCGAAGGTCAACGCGACCAGTTTCAGAATCTACAACAGAGTTTCTCTTAAGTTGTGAGACGATCTTTTGCATGTATCCTTCAACATCTTGCGGAGGAACAGCACCAACATCGATCTTGAATACGCGGCGCTCTGATGAGCGGACGACGCGATAAGCCATCATTGCGTCTTCCATAAGTGTAAGCTGACGCCAAATACGACGGGCTGGCTCAAGAATAGAAGTGCCGTATGGCGCATACTTGTCGTTTCCAAGGATACGGAAGTGAGCGATCTGCCAGTTCTCAAAAGTCATACCAGCAGAGTTCCACTGATATTGAATATAGTTAGGGTTTGTTGCGTCTCCGCCTTCAAGCCTCTCGATCTCCGATGAGGGCAACGCGATAACAGACTGAACACCATACTTGTCATCAATGTCTAGATATAAGAAGAAGTCGCCATATTTGCACATTGTGCGCGACCAACCAAACAAGTTGTATTGAACATTAAGAATGTTTTCATACAAAATAGCCAACACTGCTTTTATTTCTTCGTTGGGGCATTTGATGTTAAGCATTGGACGAAGATCTGAATATGTCGTCATCTCGTCTGCATAGATATCAAGCGACGATGCGATCTCTGGTGTGTATTCCATTTGATCAAAGTCAACGTAACGCTCTGCTCTGCGCTGGTTTGCGATGGCGTTTGTTGCAACTGTATCTAATGGGTTATAAAGTGACTTCTTAAACTGCTGTCCAGATGCCGACTTGAATCTGCTGGAAAACTTGTCAAGGTGTTGTCTGCGAATACGACGACCAGACTGAGAGCGGTAATTAATGATCGGTCCGGAGAATAACCTTGTTAGAGACTTGAACAAATCTGATTGTCTGTTCTTTGGATTTTTATCAAACTTATTAGCCATTTATTTTCTCACTTTATAATCCAACTGTATTGGTCGTATATGTTTTTAGCTTCATTCATTTTATCAAAAATGTTATCTTTCTTGTAGCCTGTTTGACCTTTAACTTGTGTATTCATGGTAGTTTTCGAGCTTATTATAGCATCAGCAAAAGCCTTTTGATAATTTAATTCTCGGGCGCTTGTTTGTAATGCTGTATCTCTAACCCAGCAAGCAATTGCGAGAGCCATGATGAGGTCATCATGGTATCCTTTCATTGCTTGTGGTTTACCATTCCTCCAAATAAAAGTCTTCATCTCGTTAATAGTACGAGTAGAATATATGGTAATTAGTTTATTTCTGATAAACTCCTCTAATTTCGCGACGATAAGAGGTCGGGTCTTCATAGAAGTAGTAAAGCCCGGAACAGCAGAGTTTCTTACCTCTGCTTGATGTTGTTCTATATACTCGTGTGTTGACTTGATGGAGTGATATAAGTTTGGATACTCGTGGTCAATTAATTTTGTTAAGACAGAGAAGCCGATGTTATTGTTCTCAACGACAAGCATAGCATTTCCAAACTCTCTTCCAACTTGATTTAATATATCAGCATACATGTCTAGTGTTGGCTTGCCTTGATATTCTCCGACAACTTCTAGCGTTTCTAGTTTAACAATGTGGAATGTGGAGTGGTCTGCTCCATCGCCACGAGCAACGTCTGCAACCATTAAATAATTGCAAGTAGGATCGAACTCTTCCCATATCCAAAAGTTTCTATCAAAGCCAGTTCTGTATTTTGGTTCTTTGATTTTTGTGAGCAGCCATTCCATGCATTCGGGGTCAATGACGGTTTCGCCTGACGTATTGAAGTTGCATTCTAACTCTTGCGCTATTTGACGCTTGGACATGTTCTTGGTTTCTTTTTTATACCAAGCCTCGTCTCTCTCGGGATGAACGTCCCAAGGTAGCGTTGTTAAATGAAAGTTGTTGGCGCCTGCTTCTGCGTCGGTGCAAGTTTTGTGAAACCAGTTACCAACACCGTTTGGCGTTGAAAGCGCAATGCAGCGACCACCAGTAGACAGCGTGGGATACAAACCAGTCCACAACTCTTCAAGACCTTCAATGTGTGCTGCCTCATCAAGCACGAGCAAAGACAGTGCTTCGGAACGACCAGCATCGCCAGAGGTCGATGCCGCCTTAATAGATGAGCCATTAGACAACTCAAAAGACGTGCGGTTATCAACAGAGATAGTAGCAATACGAATCCACTGCGGCAAGTTCTTCATAATGTTCTTGACTTTCTTGACCAAGTTACCAGCAGTAGCAAACTTGGTAGCCATAACAAGAATAGACTTATCTCTGTGAAAAAGCATAAGCCAAGTAATGTATCCAGCAGTAATAGTGGAAATACCTAACTGACGTGCTTTCAAGATAACATTAAAACGATGATCGTTGAAGTCTTGAAGCAGGACATCTTGGAAGTCATATGTATCAAATAAGATAAGCCCGTGCATCGGGTGAGATATACGGGCATAGGTTTTTAGAAAGTAAACGGGATCTTTACCGCACTTGAGTATTTCTTTGACTTGTTGTTTTCTGTCTAACTGGAAACTCATACATTTTCTGCTAGCATTTCTCTTATCATTTGTTTCAGTTCTTCAAGTTTGAAACCGGCAACTGGTCTGCCTTCTGCGCCGGGGCTGTAAAGAGTCTCGGGTGCAGGCTCTTCATCTGGTTGCATCTTAGAGAAAACTGCATTGAAAATTTCGGCAACAGCCTCTGCATCCATGCCACTAACGATGGCTGCAATTTGTTCTTCTGGGCTTGCCGGCTCATCAGCAACTGGCGCGGATGCTGTGTCGTCGTCCATATCCATAGCGAACGTATCATCGGCTTGTTTGCGGAACGGCTTTTCCATTGCGGCAGTATCGCCAAAGTTTTTCTTGTAGCGCACAGGATCACGCTCTTCGGGTGGACGATATTTGTCGCCTTGAATTTGCTTAAGAAGATCTTCGATTGTTTTAGGATCTGCTTCAGTTAATTGTTCTTCTTTGATATACTCTTCGATAATGATCTTGCGAAGTTGGTTAGCGGTGACTTTCATTTTACGATTCCTTTTTTCTGGTATCGTTTTGTGGACGCTTTCCACCGTCACCATTCCAGCCGCCTTGAGACATGAAGTCTTTCCAGTACTCAGTTGGCGCCTTGGAGCCTGTGGCGTTATCCATTTCTTCGTTCAGTCCACCAACTCTATAAGTCATCTTTGCTTGAACCCAGCTTCTAACCTTTGAAGTAGATTGAGCAACCATATCAACCTCGCCCTCAGCAGTAAGGCTAACTGACTCGCCTGTTATCTTTTTGTATTCTTTCTTCAAGAACGAGGCGATGTCTGCAATTCTTTGCTCCACTTCTTGCTCGAAACCATTTGCATGGACTTCCTTAAGTTGAACTTCCGACATGTAATAAAGACACATCATGTTGCCGCTAAATTTAACATTAAAGCCATCGAGGACTCTTCTATCAAGAATGGGATCTCCCTCTTCTCT